GCGCTGTTGCCTGGTCGAGCTTTAGTTCCTTGGCAATCGCGGTGAACTCTTCGGTCGCTGCCTTATCGAGTTCCACACCTTCTGGCATCTTCAGGTCGTAGCTCTCTGGCACTTCTGCCTCGGGCTCCTTGCTTGCAGCTTCATCAACCTTTGGATCGGTCGAGGTCGCAGCCGTCGGGTCTACGGTTGTTACATCAGCAATTGTCTGGTCCCCAGCTTCATTGGTAGTTGCGCCGGCTTCCGCTACATTTTCAGTCATCTTTGGCCTGATATTCTTTCAACAGTTTGAAATAACCCTCGGGCGCGGCTTGAAGTACTTCTGCTGTGAGGAACAGGCCGAGGTGTCTCTTGCCTTCGTTGAACGCCATCAGGGAACCTGAATGGTTGAACGAGGTGCGATTCACTCCAGCCTCCTCCAGCAGGCGACACACAATCCGTCTGCCTTGCGGGTGGGCCATCAACCACTTGATGTCTTCTAGTTCTCTGCGGCGTAGTTCGCGGGCCACCAGCTCATCGCTTTCGGCTTCGCGTTCTTGGCTCTTCAGGTCGGTAGGATCTCTCATGGTCAACTTAGGCGGCATCGTAGGTTGTCAGGTGGGGCTCACGGACACGGTCAGTCCATGCCGGGGAACATTACGCTCGCTGAGCTCGGCTTCGAGTCCTCGGGTAATTCATATTCTTTTGCTTCCCACGCCTGGCAGCTGCGTGTCGTGTGGCAAATTATGTGCAGCTTGTGGCAGTAGCCGCGGTGCGCCTGCGAGTTATAGATGTCGTACTGGTTGAGCGGGATGGTTTCCAGTTCAGCCAGGCGCTCGGTGGTGTTGTCGTAGTACTCGCAGTTCACGCACAGGCGGCGCTTGGCCTCCTCGAGCGGCACGTTGAAGATAACGGCAGCGTTGTCCCAGTACGGGTCGTTCTGCTGGTCAACCACGGCAGGGCCGAGGTTCCAGCTCTTGATTGCGTTGTCGGTATTGACGAGCAGAACTTCGGGGGATTCGATCATTGCTTAGACCTGTGAGGGTGAAGGGGTGCCGTAGCCCATGAGGCCACTCATGATGTCTTGCGCTTCCTGCACGCCGCCGATGTTGGTGTCGCCGATGGTCTTCATCGCGTCGACCGTGGCCGGCATTGCGGCTGCGGTCTTCTCGGCCTGCATGGCTTTCGCCCGCTCGGCACGGGTCTGCGCCACGACATCGTCCGGGATGATGATCTTCGGGTTCACGCCGAACATGTCGCTGTAGTCATCGATGACCTGGTCGAAATCGACCTTGTCGAGCACGCCAGGGTTGAGCGCTGCCAGTTGGCCAACGGTACCCATCAGGCGGTCAATGCCTTGGGATGCCACGGCGCGTTGTGCTTGAGCCAGGACCGAGATGAACTCGACCTTCAGGTTCACGCCCTCGAGCTCGGGTGGCGCCTTCGGCAGGATGTTGGCTTTGGTTGCGTAGTTGAACGCGATGTCGATCAGCGGGCTGAGGAGCTCGTTCTGCAAACGCTCGAGCACCGGGCCCAGCATCAGCAGCTTCTCTTCGTGACGCTCGGCGATCTCGGTGGCGGTGGTGCCTGACCGGGTATCGTTGGCCAGCATCAGGAACAGATCGGCGTAATAGCTTTGGCGGATGCGCTCGCGCACATCCTGGATGTCGACCATCAGATGTTGCAGGTTCAGGTTCACCTCGAACGCTGAGCGGATCGGCTGACCCTGACCAACGCTGTCGACGTAGAACACGCCGCCCGGCAGTCGGGCCTTGTGTGCTTCTTTGTATTTGGTTGGCACGGCCAGTGGTGGGTTGACCTGATAGTCAATCGCCTGGCCCTTGCGCAGTTGCTGGTGCTGGAGCTGCTTCACATCGCCCAGGCATTCCATGCCGGGTGAGCTGCCGTAGATGTCATTGCCGGTGACGACCCAGCGGGGCGCCAGCACGGGGAAATTCTCATAGCCTGATTCGGAGAGGAACTTGTCGAAGTTGTCGCGACCTGGCTCCAGGTACACGGACGAGAACTTCATGTTCTTACCGTCCTTCTTCGCGTAGTCGCGGTCCTTGCGGGGTTCGACCATGTGAACGACATCGACCCAGCTATCGACCTGGCGCTGGTTGTACATGTTGCGCACGGTGTCGCTGACATCTGGCCAACCGTCATCTGGAACTCGCGGCACATCGTATCGACCACACCCTTTTGGCTGGTCGCCAGCGAGAACTCGCCGGCCGTCATCGGGTAGTGATGGATGACATTGTCGAAGTCAGGCAGCACGATGCTGGCCGCGGTGCCGAATAGGCCCAGCTCCTCGTACAGGGTATGCAGTGATCGGTAGGTATTGGAGGCAGCGAAGACCGCACGCAGTATGCCGGCCGAATCATGCAGCCAGGCTTTAACGGCGCCGGACTCCATCAGGTCCTTGTCCTCGATCTCGAGGCGGAACCACGGACGCGCCGGGCTCGTCATACCAGACATCATGCCGGCGGCGAGCGTACGCACGCCAAACACGGCGGTGTTGTCCAGGATGTTGTTGGAGCGCTTGTCGCCCCGGTTGCGGTCGGATGCAAAGTAGCGGCCCGCACGCGGTTGCTGGTAGTCACTGATGTCGCGCCAGTGAGAGATCCAGCTCGAGCGTTCGCTGACCAGCGCTGACCGGCGGGCCAGTACGCGCTGGCGCTTGTTGACGGGCTGATCGTTCATTACCCGCCCAGGAGCGTGTTGCGACCAGTAGACACAGCGCCGACACCGGACGGGCCGGTCAGCAGCGAGCCACCTGTCATGCCGCCACGGTTAAGTCGGGCCTTGTCAAGCATGACGCCAGCATCAGGCTGCTTGACGTCCTGCACCGGTGGCGGTGGAGGTGGAATATCTGGGGATGACATGCACATTGTGTTGTCCTTGTGAGGTTTGCGGCCGATTGTGCGACCCGCACTGCCCCACACGGACACGCTCAGCGGTGCATGTTGGTGTACGGGTCGTATTCCAGTGAGGGGCGTTCGCTCTCGCCCAGTGATCGAATGGCGCGGATCTTCGGTGTGTCGATCAGTGCCAGCATCACGGCGGTGGCTCGGTCAGGTGATCGGCCCACGCGCTTGACGATTTCGTCCCTGCTCTCGACCTTGATCGTCATGCCGGACATTTCCCAGCGTGGAGCGCACAGCTCGGCCAGCAGGTCCTTGTCCATTGGCAAGGCGATGCCATTCTCGAGCGATGGGTCGAGCGCTTCACGCAGCTGCCACCAGAGCTGGCTGCGCAGGTTGAAGAACGACAGGCGCCCGGACTGGTCCAGGCTGTTCGCACGCTCCGACACGTTGACACCGTAGACGTCCTGGCCTGCGGAGTTGAGGACATCGTAAGGCGATGCACCGACACCGATGACGTCGAGGTGGATCGGCGCGTGATCTCGGCGGGCGCCGATGACCAGGCCGGCCACGATGTTGCCGTTCGGGGTCTCGGCGCCTGGGTAGACATGGAGCTCGTCGAACCAGTAGTTGGTCTCGGGCGTCTTGTGGCGCGTGGCCATGAGCGTGTTGTCCTTGCCGCCTCGCGCAACGTCGACGCCGATCGCCATCATCTCGCCGCGTGGGCTGCGCTCCTTCCACCTGGCCATTGAGGCCTCGACCCAGGCGGTCGGTATCACTTGCCAAGGGTCGTCGCTGATGCCGGCGTTGAAGTCGCCCAGCAGCATCTGGCTGCGCAGTGGCTCGGGCAGCGATTGCAGCTGCGCCATGTAGCCGGTGCTGACCAGGAAGGGGTTGTCGGTGATCTTGGATGGCACGAAGGTGCGTGACTCGGGCTTGATGATCTCCTCGGGCCGGTACGCCATCACATCGAAGTTGTAGAGCCGTTTGCCGCTGGCCAGCACGAACATGCGTGGGTCGTTGTCCGGTATCCAGACATCGTCACCGGTCTCGGGGTCGACGTAGACATAGCGCAGCACGCCCGGGTCCGTCGGGTAGAGCGCATGCTTGGTGTCAAGCCAAGGGCCAAAGAACCCGATGACCCAGCGGCCCTCGGCGTTGGTCGGTGGGTTGAAGGTCAGCAGTGTGCGCGTGCGCTGGCCAGGTCGAGTGGTTCGGACCCAGCCCTTGACGAAGCGCACTTGCTGCTCGAGAAAGTTGGCCGCCTCGTCGATGACGAGCAGGTCCTTCGGTCGGCCTTGGTATTTGGTCTCGTCGCCCAGGTTCGGCATCGAGTTGAGCTCGATCTGCCGGTCGTCACCGTCGCGATACACAGCGGGCTTGCCGTTGATGTTGTCGCGAGAGCCCACGATCTCGGCCAGTCGGTCGATCACACCGGAGAGCTGCGGGCCCTCACGGCGAAAGAATTGGGTGCGGAAGTGTTCGGTCAGTGCCAGGCCAATGGCCAGGTCAGTCTTGCCACCACCTGCGGCGCCACCGAACCCAATGACGTCGGCCTTGGACTCATAGGCCACGGTCTGCGGGCCTGGTAGCGGGCGCCATCTGTTCTCGGCGATGTCCTGGCTGACCAGTACGTTAAGCTCCTCGCGCTCGGTCGGTGTCAGGTAGCGCTCGAGGTCCCGCGCTTCTTGCGGGGTCACTTCTTCTCGGCCGGCGACTCATCGCTGCCAGCGAATACGTCCTTACCATCGGCGATGCGCTTCTCAGCATGCTGGACCGCCTTGTCGATGATGCTCTTCGGGATCTTGTCCCCGTCGTTCATGTTGAGCAGGTGGTCGATTTCCTTCTGGGTCAGTGTCGGCACGATGGTCGGGATGTCGCGCTCCTGGCCATCGAGCTCGACGCCGACGCTGTACTCAGTCATCACGCCACCATCCGGGCGCTTGAGCTCACCCAGGTAGCCCTTGCCTTTCGGGTTGCCGTCAGGGCGCAGTCCATAGGGCGCCGCTGGATCTGCGGGCGCCTCCGGCGGAAACATGGTGGGGTACATCTTGGACAGGGGAACGGTTGCCATAGGGTCAATTCACGATCTTGATAAATAGCGCGGCAAACGCGGCGCTGTAGAGAAACAGTAGGCCCTTGGCGTAGCCACGCCAGAACGCCTCGAGCTGTTGCTTGCGGCGGTATCGGGTCATGCGTAGTGGTCCATACCGTAGAGCACCAGAAGCACGACTATCCAGCAGGCCACAAGCCCGGCGCCAATTATCAATTCAACGTAGTAGCGATTCATGCGAGATCTCCAAATTCATCTTGCTCAGCCTTGCGCCTCTCGGCCATTGCCAAGAGCTGCGCAACACGCGCAGAGCGTGCGGTCTCATCGATCTGCATCGGTGCGCCCTCCGCACCGGTGAGCTCGGTGCGGTCGGCGTAGACCTTCTTGCGTCGGCCTTTAAGCACTAGGGATAGTAGCGCGTCGGATTGCTTTGGGGTAGTCAGCGGGATCGGCTGCCCGTGCGCGTCGAGCACCATGCGCCACTTCTCCTCTTCAACCTGCTCGCCGGTCTCGGCATGGGTGTGCGTGGCCACGTAGCGCTCATAGCCCACCACCGCGCGTCTGAAGGCCTCCTGCTCGGCTCGGTCGACGCCTTGTTCCAGTGCGTCGTCCCAGGCTTTGGCAAATTCCTCATCCTTTTCACGATGCAGATAAGCGTTGCGATAGCCAACCCCGGCCAGGCGAGCAGCGTGGCTGACGATGGGGTACTCAGCGAGGGCAGCGAGAAAAGTCTCGCGCCAATGGGTAGGAGGATGGGGCATAACTTTACTTTAGCGTGGTGCTATCAAGTGATGGACACGGGTCCAGGGCATCGTCGAGCGTTACGTGCACATAGCGCGCTGCGGTCTGGCCACGCCGATAGCCGTGGACGATCTTCCAGACGCCTTCCTTGCTCATGCCCATCTTCTCGCCGATCTGGGCCAGGGTGAAGCCAGCCTCGCGCAGCTCATGGACCTGATCGACTTCGGCGTCCAGCAACTTGGCCCGCGGGTGGTGCTCGCCGATGATTCGGCCCAGTTCGTTTAATGCGATGACTTTCTTCATCGTGCCCTTTCGATTTACTGAACGTGCAAAGTTTTACGCCTTCATGCGATGCCAGAGGGTCCAGCCTGAGCGTGCAATTTTTTACGTATTCATTTCATTCACGGCCCGATTTCCTTCCTTCATCCTTCACTACCTAAAGGTAAGTGAAGGAGTGAAGGAAAGCAGGGAACTCTTCGCAGCTCCTTCACTTCCTTCGTGAAGGGTCAAATGAAGGATGAAGGAAGCAAAATATTGCGCGTTCATCGTTTCACTTTGTTCTTGACCGACAGATACGGGCTCACCGATTTCCGCGACATACACGAAGCACAGCTCCAACCACGCGGACTATTTGCCTTTTTAAAGCCACCGATAGCGTCGCGACTCAGCTGACAAGAGGTGCAAAAGCGCACCGCAGTTTGTTCTTTGCTCATGGTTTCACCCTACGAATAGCGGCCGCGATAGCCAAAGAACCATAGCCTTCCGCCCCCATGTGCTCCACCAGCAGGGCAATCGAGCTGCGCTGTTCATCACGCACGATCTCTGTAAACCTTTGTAAAAAGCCCCCGTACTGGGCCCCCAGGTGCTCGCCCTGGCATGGGCTGGCTTCCGCCGCGATCCTGCTCATCTCGAGCTGCGGTGTCGTTTGGCCCTGGCTCATAGTGCCCCCTGCGTGGCTAGACACATCCTGTCTTTGATTGCCCTGGGAATGCGAGGCTTGGGACACCAGCCGATGCAGGTATCCTCCCAGACGCCGATGATGCACACGCCGCCCGGGTTGAGCAGCAGCATGCTCGTCGCCCTGGGTGGCGGCTCAACGGCTGGGTCACGAAAGTAAAGCTGGTCGGTCGTTGCTTGCAGCGTCATCACATCACCTCGATGCAGTTGGTTTCTGGATCGAGCCAGTACGGCGCATCGTCCCCCTCGCACAGCTTGTTCAGTGCTCGCCGTGCATTGCTCTTGAAATTGCCCTTCTTGTCACCCTCGACGCCGTCACGCACCATCATGCGGCGTGCTGCTTCCTCGAGCACGAACTTGACCTCGATGCCAGTGGTCTGGGCCATCGCCATCTCTTGCAATACGTCGTTGACCAGCTTCTCGTTCTTGCCCAGCTTCTTGACGGGCCCGGCGCCAATGACTGGCATCGCCGTCTCAATCACGATGCAGCTCGTGATCGGCTCGAGATCCTCATCGATACCGATCTGGACCACCTCGAGATCAAAGCCCCACTCGAGCTCGTCCTCGCCGTCCTTTGATTTAGTTAACCGCAGAGCGCGACCGGTGGCGCCACGCACGACCTCGAGCTCAGCGTCAGCTGCTGCCCGCAGTCCTGACCAGCCCCTGGCACCCTTGCTGGGGTCCTTGCCGGAGTGATGGACCAGGACCACCACAGCGCCGGTGGCGCGGTGAATGCCCTTGCAGTGAGCCAAGGCCTTGCCCATGTCCTCGCCGGCGTTCTCGTTAGCGCCTGGCGTGGTCTGGGCGAAGGTGTCAACGATCACAACGTCAGCTCCGCCGGAGGCCTTGATCGACTTGGCCACATCCAGCGCGTCTTCTTTCAGTATTAAATTAGGAGCAGCGTGGATGACGCCCAGGTCGAGCGTTGCCAGGTCGAGCTGGTTGGCCTGGGCGTAGGCCTGCATCCGGTTACGAAAGCCGCCGGCGCCCTCAGCCGCGATGTAGACCACCCGGCCCTGCTTGACCTTCTTGCCACGCCAGTTGTTGCCCCGAGCGATAGCGCCGGCCATGTCGAGCGCCATGAATGACTTGCCGGAGCCGCTCGCGCCATACAGCACCACGAGCTCAGCCTCGGGCAGCACATGCTTGATGATCCACTTCGGTGCCGGGCGGTTTGCGAAAACGTCAGCAGGCAGAACCTCGAAGCGCATCGGCTTGGTACCCTCCTCCGTGAGGGGACTCTCGGCCTTGACCGACACATCGTCAAACTCTTCCATCGACGCCGGGCCGTTCATTCGGATCTTGGCGCCGTGCTCGTTGGCCAAATGCACCAGGCTGCGACCCGTAACCTGGCTGCCCCCGCCCTTGCCGAAGCTGCGCCAGCGGTCCTCGTTGTACTCACGGCTGCCGTACTTGCCCGAGCTCATGCTCCACGCGTCCCAGATCTCGAAGCCCTCGCCCTGGGTCTCGCAATGGATCGCCATGCCGGCCATGAGCCAGTCGTCGTAGTGCAGGTCAGTTGGCAGCGCGGCCAGGCACTCCTCGATCTGAGGCACGGTCAGGCCAGCAGGCTCGCCCGATGAGCCCGTCTCGAGCGGTGCCGAGCTGCGAGCGAATCGCTCGCTGTGCAGGGCATAGACCACATCGGACAGCGGCGCCACGGTGTCGGTGTTGCCGAGCAGCTCCGTGATGTCGATGGCGTTGCCGGTGAACGTCACGAATCCACGGCTGGAGAAGCACTCCATGCCGAAGTCGGTGTTGCGGATTGATTTGCCGTTGCCCAGGTCGCCCTTAAAGAAAGCGCGAATGCCCTGGCCAGACGGGCTGAACTCGGCATAGCTGTCGCCGAGCAAGGCTTCTACCTGGGGGTGGATCTTGCCGTCGGTGATGCAGTTGTCGAAGTCG